GCAAATTCTGGATCTGTTGGTAAGATCTCTTTACCTGCGTGTTTTGGCATCGGGTCTTTAGAACAGACATTATGAGTTTCTAACCGATAGTAATAGTACCCGTCTGGATGTTTCATAATTAAGCCAATCGAAAAATTTGTACTTGTAAAAATTGTTCAGTCGTTGTGTCATCATTACTAAAACCCCAGCCATTAGCATCTGTAGTATGTACTATATGAAAAAGCCCAAACTCTCGTTGAGATCCGCCACCAGTAATCTGAGATGCTGACACAGTAACGTTTTTGCATAAAAACGATCTTGTAACTACGAAGTTACTAGAAGAAGTGAGTTCTGCTGAACCAACTCCAATAAATGATGATCCCCCATCATCACTCAAACGCAAAATATGTCTATTTGCTGCATAAGCAGGTGCGCTGGCATAAATTACATATGTTCCAATCTCATCAAAAGAAAATTCATTAGACGAAATTGTGACAGGACAGTTAATGCTAAAAATGGTTGTGTTCAAATTTCGCAAAGTAGCAGAAGTGCTTGATGCTCCACCAGTACCGTTTGTAACATCTGCTAAAAAAGCCATTCCAATTACTACACCAGCAGGAAACACCACCCCACTCCCAATCGTGCCATTATTTAACGTCACAACCCCAGCACTCTCACTCAAAACCGCAGTAGTTCCATCACTCTTTGTAATTGAATCTCCAGAGGATTTAAGTTTAATTCCATCAAGAGTACTACTACTAATTGCTCCACTATGAATCTTGTCTCCGGAAATAGCATCATCGGCAATGTTCGCAAAACTGACATTTGCACCTAGTGTTCCACTAATTAGATTTCCAGAACTATCAATAACCTCTGTATTTCCAACCTTGTATGAACTTGCTCCAACTTGTGTCAGATTAACTGCTTGTCCACCAGTAATGTTTACATCACTTCTTTCAAGTATCTGACTGCTTGGAATTCCATAGCCAATAATCTCAATTACATCATCATTTGCAAGAGTAATCGTGGAAGTTGATATTCTGACATCTGTTCCATTTGTGGCAGTATAATCAGAACTTGCCATATGAACACCACGAATCACAACAGAAACATTTCCTGGTGTGTAATTCACATAGAACGTATAATAACCAGAATTCGTGGAGGTATCTGCCTGAGAACCCAGATATTCTTGATGGTCAATTACCGATCTTGTGTTTATGTTTCTTGGTGATGCACCTAAGTATGGCATATTGGTTTATACTTCTGATTGCTCTTGTAAATGTTGTTGGTATGCTGCAATCACATCTGGTGTATGAACTGCGGCAATTACTGCTTGTACTTTAGCATCATTAGAAGTTTCTCCAGGAGCAACTACATAACGATGATAAGATTGCGAGATGACTTGTCCGTCTTCTAGGACTTGGATTGCTTCTCGGACTTGAATGTGGTTGTACTGTCCAACGATTTCTATTTTGTCTGTGATGGTTTGTTTGGTTAGTGGCATTATTTAACTCGCTAGATATTGACCAAAAACAGTCATATTGTCATTAGTTGTCCAAGTAAATGGAGTGCTTGATGAGATGAAATTAGATCCAAGTTCAGCACTATTTATATGTGGATACGCAATTGTTGCTGCCCCTCTTTGTACTCTCGCAAAGCCGTGATGACTGGTATTATTTACGTCTTTTATTAAGCAAAAGATGTTGTTTTCAATATTAGATCCAGTTGGGCTTATAGCTGTAAATGGCAACCCTCCAATTGTGTCCATTGTCCCTAAAAAAGATGATGTGCTACCAAGTGTAAATCCGCAATAAATGGTAACCATATCGCCAATTTTTCTATAAATTCCAAATATAGAACCGTTGCCTGTGTTAAAGTTTGCAAATGTTGGTGTAAACGTTCCTTCCTCATAGTCATCCAGAAGATTGCTTCCAACTGTAGTGGCACTATTAGAATCCTCTGATCCATAATTATTAAAATTTATGCCAACTCCAGAACCCAAGACAATATTGTTGGTTAATGGTTTGCTTGTTGTTCCCAGTGTGAGCGGTAATCCACCAGCAGTTGTTCCATCATGTATTCTGACTTCACCTGTTGGTATTCTGTCAGAAGAAGTATCCGTAACAAGAGAGATTTCACCCTTTGCACCTGTGAAAGTGCTATGTTCTGCTTCTGAACCTCTGAGATGTTGGAGACGGTTGGCCATATAGTATTTACTTGAAGAAGAATTATATACTATTATTTATAAGAAAGGAATTGTTGAATTGGAGATAATTTATACATCATATTGAAAGTGTAGATGGTTCGGGCATAGCGTTACTCGGCTGGAGTTTCTAGTGCTTCAATTCCTAATTAAAATATTAAGAGCCTATCTTTAAAAATGTAAATCCAGTCATATGTTCATCAGCATGTCCAGTAATAATGCTGCCACTGTTTAAAGTACTACTTTGAGGATAAATGTTATGGGCAATATCTGAAATCGTAACAATCTGCATAGAAGATGCCACTCCTACATCACCACTATCACGGTTATTTAATGAAAATATTATATTAGAGGTTGACCCATTCCAATAATAAACATTAAGTGTAAGAGATGCATCACCTGATGTGTTTTGCAAATGTGCAAATGCATGAATTAAGTAAATACCTGTTGACGGAAAAACAAAATATCCATTAGGAGCATCTATCCCTGTGCCTACAGTCACTTGATTCCCTAAACTGCCACCATTTGCTGTTGTGTTAACATTAGTCCATTTTGTATAAGCAGGTATTTCTGAATTAGTAGTAATGTCGGCATTAAGACGAAGTGAAGTGGCAGTGGTAATAATCCCATTCCCTACCACACCACTATCTAACGTCACAACCCCACCACTCTCACTCGCAAAGTTTACACTATTTAATTTGATCTGTCCTGCCATCTTACCCTACTCCGTTAAAGGTTCCGAGAATGTTCGTTGTGCCGCTAAAATTAGCAGCACCTCCTGCCACTACAAGACTACCGTAAATGTTGTTTGTTCCTGCCAATTCCGTGTCTCCAAAGAAAGCTACATTCTGTCCTGCTGGAACCGTTACATCGTCTGATATAGTGCTATAGTGCGACACCCGATCATGCGACACCAAAACTGCACTCCGACTGACTACGGTGACCACATCTCCATTCGCAAGATTTCCACCAGTAAAACTGATCACTCTTGTTGCGGAGTTTATTGTAACATCAGATGCTGCTAGTTTAACTCCATTTAGGAATACAAAAGTATTTATATTGCTTAGTGGATAACTAAATGTAACTGAAGATGTTGTAGTATTAGAAATATTAAATTCTTCAATGTACTCACCCAGTTCTGTCTGTCTCTTCGTAATGTCTCTGCGTCCTGTGACAACTACGATGTCTCCACTAACTGCCGCATTGTTTAGCGTGATCGTTGCTGCATCAGAATCCAGTGTGTAGTCATCTTTACTAAGCAGAACACCATTCCTATAAAGTTCTAGAAACTCAGAGTTTGTGTTGGTAACGAATCCAGAGGTGTTGAAAACCGTCTGTGTACTCGTAACCGAAAACTCCTCTCGGAATTCACTGGTGTTTAGGACGGGTTGGTTGCCGATGTAACTCATTTAGTGTCCGTTGAAGTCATTGGGTTCCTTTGGTGTTAGCGGAAGACAGCAATTTGGAAATATTTAGCATCGCCCCAGGCTACTCCCGGCTCCAGTGCGCTAATACGGAATCCAGATGCTGTAGGGGCATACTCGACATCTTGAACAACATTTACCACAAGAACGTGCGGATTATTTGCTCCGGGTTCAGCTGCTGTTCCCGTAACAACATAATTCGCATCAGGCATCGCAGTCGCAAAGTTCACAGTATAATTGGCTGTTCCATTGTCAGTAATGCTTGCAACATTGTAAGCGGCACGGATTGGATTAGGTGAACTGTAATCAGCAGGAGGTGCATCTGGGCCATAACTAGACCCAACGGTCATTGCTAACGTTCCGTTAAAATTTACCCACGCAGCAAGTTGATGCCCCTTTTCAGCAACTTCAACAGCAGTAGTCATGATGCGTTGATGTCAATAGCTTTTAAATCTTCCACGGTTTCTGCGGTATCACAGAGCATTGTGATATTCCGTAAGCGAACCTTTTCCGCAACAATAGCAGTGGTGTCTTCACCAGCTTCTTGTGCTCTCATGTACGCTACGTCTTGAGCCTCTAGTAAGGGCTTTCGTTCCTGTCGTAGAGATTCTTTTTTAATCTCTTTTGCTTTTGTCAGATTGATCGTAATCATGCTCCTATTCCATCGTAACTGTTGGTGAAATCATAGTCCCACGCATTCCGAAATTCACGGTCTGCTGGAAGTTCTGAACTGTCGATAATTTTGTATTTGACGCCTGTCGGGACATCTTTAGCACAGATCTCTTCTAGCGTAAGTCCACAGTTTGGAGCAGGTACTAAAACAGAGATGGTTGTTTCATTGGGGAAAATTGCTAGTTTCATTTGAATCCTTTGGGTTAGCAGAAGATCGTTACGTTCACAACATCCAAATCAAGCAGTGTTGGATTTAGTGATGGTGTCCCATAAATTGCACTTAAAATCCTTATGCTGCTAGTTGAATAAGAGTTTGCGGCATTATCAAACGAACCGTTTCCCCTTGGGCCAACAGATGAGCCTCTTCGGACATTACCGCTTTCCATGCTACCAGAGCAAACTACAGAATAATTTGTATCAGGCATTGCAGTCGTAAAATTTATGGTATAGTCGCCTGATCCGTTTTGGTAAATTGAACTTACATTTCCAGAATCACGGATTGCGCTTGTACTAGGGTTTGGACTAAAAGCATCAGTCCCATCAAAATTCACCCAAGCCCTACACGCATAAACTGGTACAATTTCATTACTCGCATTGAGTACATCTTCCCCTGCGATACTCGCTATATTCCGTGCATTACTCATAAGTAGGCCACGTTACGTTGGTAAGTTGTCCGTTTTCGTCTAGTTGTGGGTCTGCCGTCTCTGGTAAATCTCTAAGGGCTTGTCTATAGTCGATTTGGGCTTGAGTCATTACTCTGTCGGATACTGCCATCCAGTCGGATCTGAATAGCAACTCATTTCTTATAGTTCTTAAAACATTTAAAGGGGTTTCTAAATTCAATTCTGACAATCTTTTTTGAATTAAATCCTCATTTAATTCAAGAGGTTCATAATTTATATTAAAAACCTTATCACCATCAATAAAAGAAGCATCTGGGTGTGTGTCAAGTATGGCTTGATTTCTCATTGGGCTATCTCCATTACTGAGATGGAACTAACTCCATGACATTGATTGCTATTAGTTGTAGTTTTATTTTGATTGAAATAAAAGGCTTCAGTTGCAATATTTGGTATAAAATATTGAAGTTTGTACGTTACAGAAGTAGCCGATGTTGTATCCATCCACATTATCGGGAAACCTGCTTGATTGTCAGATCCATAAGCCTGCAAGGTGAAATTGTTAGTCGTCCCCTTAATACCAGAAGAATTATTTGTGTTAAGTGCAATAGCAGTATCTGCATTATTTACTCTTCTTATTAAACGAATTCCATTTTGATAATTATCTCTTAAACTCATATTCACTACAGCCCAAACAAAACATTTAGAAGAGGCTAATTTATTGTTTAACGTAACAGTCATAGGTGTTAAGTCATTCCATACATTTTTCGTATTATTAGCGCCTACGAATGCAGTAGTTACGTTTGTAGTTTCAACTCTAATTATATGCCCAGTAGGAAACGTAACACCACTGCCAATTGTACCCTCATCAAAACTGACTAGACTGCTGGATCGTTTGCTGCCTACATATCCGCTCATCTTTTATAACTCCAAGATAGAAGCAGTAACATCAACTGTGCCATTCGTACTTTTTGCCTTGATAATATCTGATGAATTAATTACTAATTTTCCATCCAAAACGCTGAGTGTACTACCAACAGGAATCGGTGCACCTTTAATCACATAATCAAATGTAGCACCCGAATAATCAGCTGTTGTTCCAATAGTAATATCTATTGTATCAGAGGCACTACCTGTATTTGAGGCAATCAATCCAACAACAATCGAAGCATTTGTCGGACCAGAACCATTTACAGCAGTAAGTGATGTTCCTGCTGTTTCAGAATATCTTACAAATGTTGCCATGAATTATCCTAGTGCTGCCGAATAAATGATTGCTGTGAGTATTGTATCTGCTTCCAATGCCAGTGTTCCTGTTCCTGATGGAATTGTATGAGTATTTAAGGAACCAACGGTGATTCCATTTGTTGTTGAATTTCCTCTACCTGTCACGGAATCCAGTGTATCAGATTCAGCTGTTAGATAACCAGCACCATTTGTCAACTGATTATTGTTTGTTGGAATATCAGATGTTAATGCTAGTGTTCCTGTTCCAGATGGTATTGTATGAGTATTAAGTGTACCAACAGAAATTCCATTTGTTGTTGAATTTCCTCTACCTGTTACACTATCTAGTGTATCAGATTCAGCTGTTAGATACCCACTAAGAGATGCTGAAGTAATATAACCAGCACCATTTGTCAACTGATTATTGTTTGTTGGAATATCTCCAACTAAAGCAAGTGTTCCTGATCCTGATGGAATTGTATGAGTGTTAAGTGTTCCAGTTGTCGAGAAATTTGCTGTTGCATTTGTCCAGTCAATATGTTCGTTTGCAACAAAGTTTGTCAATGCGTCATGGTCAATAGATGATAATGCCTGATTAACCAATGTACCACTAGAGAAAACTAGAACTTCATCATCTTGTGCGTTTGTTACATTGACTGAAATATAATCGCCAGCATTTGCAAGACCAGAAAGATCAATTCCAAGAAGTTGTCCTGCATCTACAACAGAATTTGTTACTGAGATGGCATCAAAATTTCCTGCGTCATATTTCGGACCAAGAGTAGAAAGATCATTTGCAACATCTAGTGCTCGGCTCATGTATCTTGCTCCACAATACTAATTGTTACATCAAATGAATTAGCCGTATCAGATGTAACTTTTAAAACATCAGCAGTATTCAATATCATCTTGTTTCCACCCATGATTTCTAATGAAGATCCAGAAGGTATTGAAATATTTTTCATAAAGTTTACTGTCTGCGAAGCATCATTATCTGTAATCTTTACACCAACAACAATTGTATTTGTTGTGATGTTTGAAATCATAAATCCGATTATAATAGTTGTTTTGGCAGAAGGAACAGTATAAACAGAAGCATCAGAATTAGCTGTTGCATAATTTGTTCCACCATCATACGTTTTTAAAAGTAATGTGTTTGCCATCTATTTTTTAACCGAATATGATTGCATTTATAAACGAATCGTCTGCTGCAGCTGATGGTGTTTCAAAAGCAAAAGATGCATCTGATTGAACTGTAAGAACTTGTCCTGTACTTGCGCTTGCGGTAGAAACATCAGAAAGATCATTTAGTGCAAGAGATGAACCACCACCTGTTGAGAAATTAGCAACTGTGATAATGTTATTAGAACTATCTCTTACATATATTTTCTGATCTACCGTATTAAGTGCTACTTCTCCAACTGCCAAGTCGGAAGTAGTGGGTACAGAAGAACCCGTTTCTGATCTTTTTAATTTAATTACTGACATATTTATTAATACGTTCCACCGTCAATTGTGTCAGTCCATGCAGGAACACCTGCTGCTATTGTAAGAATTTCGCCTGTTGATCCTATTCCTAAACTTGCTAAAGTATTTGCAGCACTAGCATAAACTAAATCACCAGTTGTATAAGAACTTAAACCTGTACCACCATATACTGGACCAATCACATTTGCATTCCATGTTCCTGTTGCAATTGTACCAAGAGTTGTGATAGATGTTTGGCCAGCATAATTTGTATCAATATCAACACCACTTGCAGAAACAGAAATTCTATTTGATGTTCCGACTACTGAAAATTCATTTCCCGTAAGAGTAAGTCCATCACCTGCAAGAAATGTTCCTGCACCAGAAAACTGAGTGAAACTTATATCATCAGTATTTACTGTGGTAACATGTTCTGTTTGAACCCATCCAGTGTTTGCGTATTCTGTTCCATGAATTACAAATACAAAATCACCACCTGCTATTTCGACTGCTGTATTAAAATCATCTGCTCTGGTAAACTCAGTTATGTTTCCGCCTGTAACTGTCATGGTATAAATACCATTCTCATTTGCATTCGTTTGATCTTTGATCAAAATTCTTGCGCCTGTTACCAAATGCGCAGCATCAGTAAATCCATCAATACCTGTTGATACCGCAATCGGAGATGATAATGTAATAGTGCCAGCACTAAATCCTGCAAAATTTGTTGTTGAGGCAACTTCTACAGAAGCATGAATATGTAATCCTTCCGCTACAGCGTCAACATATTGCTTGTTGGCTGCATCTTGAGCACTAACAGGATCAGCAACACCTGAAATTAAATTATTATTTACATCAATGAATCCTGTTGGATTTAATTCTAAATTTCCTGTTGTAGTTGTTACAGTATTTCCATTAACAGTAATATTATCTACTGTTAAAGAAGTAAATGCGCTTAATGTACCACCTAAAGTTATGCTATCTGAACCTATTGTAACTGAATTATTTTCAAGCTGTGAATTTGATACGCCAGCTGCTTTGATTGAAACTGCGCCAGTTGTTACCGCAAAATCGGCTGTTGCAAAACTTGCTACACCTTTTGTAGTAGTGGTAGCATCAACTCCAGAGACAGTAAGAACATCACCTGAAACTGATGTAGCAATACCTGTTCCAGTTCCACTCTGAATTGTTAATGTATCACCCAAATCAACAGCATTTGTTGTTCCTGTATCTGCCGCAATGGAAATGGTAGAATTGCTTAAATCTCCATTTTCAATAGAACTTGCTTTTATTGTAACAGCACCAGTACTAACAGTAAAATGATTTGTGTCAAAACTTGCAATACCCTTTGTAGAAGTGGTAGCATCATCACCATTGACTGTAATCGTATCTCCTGTGACAGATGTACTAATACCTGTTCCACCAGTTATCGTCAATGTATCAGTTCCTAAAACAACACCATTATCTGTTCCAGAATCTGCAGCAATATCTAGTGTTCCTCCAACTGACTGAAACGAAAGATTGCCATTTCCATCAGTTGACAAAACTTGACTAGCTGTTCCATCTGCTTGTGGATAATTTAATCCATCAATAACAACATAACCAGATCCATTTGGAGTGATATTGATGTCACCATTTGTATCAGTGGAAATGATTGAATTGCCATCAATATCAATATTATCAATTTTTAAATTATCAATCTTTTTATTAGCATCAACAAGAATCGCAGCATCAGCAGTAAGTATGCCAAGAGTGTGATCCATTAATCCAGTATAATATTCACCACCTATTTTTCTTGGAGTATTTGTATTATTGGTAGGATCACCAATGAAAAGACGTTGACCATTATTACCTGCACCAGATGAAACATTAGATGTATCATAAACATAAAACAACTCACCTTGTTCGGTGGTGGATGGAATATTGCCTGTTGTAGTTCTTTTAACTTGTATTACTGTTGCTGCTGCCATTTGTTATCCTTAAAATGCTGCTCCAGATATTGATGTGGTGGTCACAAATACTTTTCTTTCAGAATTATACTGTAATAGAGATCCATCCTGTACTCCTGATAAATCAAAATCAGTAAGTTGTGTTGCTTTTGTTGCAGCTGGAACCTGAACTCTGGTCACTTGTACTTGATTTCCTTGAGAAACAGAACCTGCAACATTAGGAGCACGATTTATCTTTGCAGTAATTGCCATTTATTAACTCCTTGAAACACTAGGCAAGACTGTTGCAATACCTTCAATCACTCTTGTTTTTATTCCACCATTTGATGTAATCACCAAATCATAAACATATCTTCCTGCTTCCAGTGCAGTTGTTTGTGCTGGGGTCAACTCTAATGTAATCAATCCAGAAGCAGGATTTGTATCAATTGATGTAGAAAAACTGGTTGATGTAAGAGAATCATAAGTCTTTCTTATTTGTGCTTCTGCTGTATAGTCAGCAAGATCAAATGCGCTTTCATCTGTATCAGTAACTGTGACTGATGTTGAAAACGATGCACCTTGATCTATGAATATGTTTGTAAGAGTTGCCATATTATTATTTATTCTGTTATTTGTTCCCAGACAGTATTTTCTTCATTCCAAATATACACTTGTCCGTCAGTTGGATATGGTACTGGAGAATTCCAGAGACATGTTTCTTCATTCAGAATCCAACTTGGGTATGGTTGTGGAGGAATAAAAGCATCTAATTCATGATTATATGTAAAACCTACTCCTGCATAATTTTTTCTCCTTCTTCCATCATCACTTGCAATTTCTGGTTGCGGATCAGCAGGAATGTTACTGTTTGGATCATAATAAATTCCTCCTCGCATATTGTATGATGTTTGTAACCATATTCCTGGAGAATCATCAATAAATTTCTCAAAAAAATCTTTTTCAGCTACGATTACTTTAGTTACTAATCCATTTTCAATTTTTGCAAAATGCGACATACTTTTTTACCTTTTTATGTAATCTGATACCGTATAATTACTATTCCAGATCCTCCATTACCAGGGGGTCCCTCATTGGAGGTAGCTCCGCCAGCTCCGCCACCTCCGCCACCTCCAGTATTGGATTGTCCGCTATTTCCAGAATATGCTGAATCACCGCCACCACCTGCTCCGCCAGAAGAAGTACTGGAACTATTAAGATAAGCTCCTCCTGCCCCACCACCAGCATAATATCCATTATCTCCTGATGCAGTAGCAGTAGCCCATGTCGAGTAATCTATTCCATCACCACCATTGTATAATTGTCCTGCTTGACTAGCTCCACCGCCTCCACCGCCTCTGACACCGACGCTGATGCCACTTCCATTTGCTCCGGAATATCCTTGCCCAATAGTTCCAGATCCACCTGTACCAGGTGAATTTGCACCATAGCCACCACCGCCAGAACCTCCAGATTGTCCATCTTCATCGGCAAATAGCTGGCCACCATAACCACCCCTAATTGCAGTTGCTATTGTTCCAAATGAAGAATCTGTTGCATAAGTTCCTTGACCTCCTGCGCCACCTGCACCAACCGTAATCGAAATGTTAGAATTTGCAGAAATGGTTGTAGAATTTTGAAGTAAACCACCAGCACCACCACCACCACCTACATATCTTCCACCACCGCCTCCGCCAGCAACAATTAAATAATCAACAGGCCAATCTGCTGTATAAGTTGAAAATGTTCCAGATGAAGTAAAATTATGATAACGATAATTGCCAGAAGTGGAAATAGTTCCACCTGTAGGACTACGTTGAATTATTTTTGAAACTCTATTTGAAGAAGGTAATCCTGTTGAATTAATAACTTCAAATTCAATAATAGTATCATAAACTAAATTATAAATTATAGAAGGAGTTGTTAAAGAAATTGTGCCATTAGTTACTGAAATGTTAGTTTCAGTAACTAATACAACTCCATCTTTAAGATAATTCACTGAAACTGTGCTAGTAGGATTATACAATGAAACGGATATATCTGATGGAAACTGATCAAAAATAATTCCAGTAATTGAAAGAATTGCTGGAGGAAGATCATTTAGCTGTAATGCAGAATCTGCCTTTGTACCTTGCGCTGCTGTAGCATAATCCGTTGCTGCTGTTGTTGCTGCTGTTCCTAATCCAAGACTACTTCTAGCAGTTGCAGCATTATTTAAATCAGAAAGATTATTAGAAACCTGAAGAAAATCACCAGTATCATTTGTTGATGCTGTTCCTAATGTACTTGATAAATTATCTAAATTAGCAGTATTTACATCACCATTAGAATCAAGAAGCTCTGCTAAAAATTTTGAATTACTTGCCATTCATTTTTCCTTATACTGGTAAATATCTCATCATGATGTTAGAACCATTCACAGGCGCAAATGTAAATGTCAATTGATTGGTAGCAATTGTATAATCAGTTGTTGGAACCATACAAATTCCATTATAGAATACTAACACACTATTTACATC